TCCGCGATCGGCGTGGTGGTCTCGTTGGAGATGTAGTAGGTCAGATTGATGTTGTAGCTGACGGTCGAGGGGTCCTTGACGGTGACGATATCCGTCAGCGGCCGCACATACTCCTTGTTGCAGGCCGTTGCGATAGCGCTCTTGATGGTGGATCCGGCGGGGCTGCCATCGTCCATCAGCGCATAGATATCCACGTGACCACCGTAGTCCTGCCGCACGGTGACGTCAAGTGCCGTCGCGGAGGCCAGCGCCCCGCCGGAGACGATCGTGACCGTCATCAGCCCGTCGGTATAGGTCACGGTGTAATCCGTTTCCAGTTCCGCGGCCGCAGAGGCCCCGTGCGCCTTCACGACAAGCGAGGCGGTGTCTAACTGGTCCCCGCCGATAAAGACGCATTTCGCGCCGCCTGCGGCGGTTGCAACAGGCAGTTCGAGCTCCCGCGTCCGTCTTGGATTGATGGCCTTCACGTCCGCGATCTTGTCAGAGACGGTCTTCGCGTGGTAGATGTACGCGCCCACCGCGCCGGCGGTGGAATAGGAATCCAGCACCAGCCGCATCCTGGCGTAGTAGGCCTCGTCGCTCTCCTGATCCGCGCCGCCTTCGGTCTCCGTCGTGTTCCGGCAGGCTGCATAATACGGAATGTTATCCACGTCCACCAGCGTATTGATCTGTCCCTCAAGGTAGCCGTTACCGGCGGCACCGTCCGCGGAGCACTGCGCCATCACGTCCACGTAGGTATCGCCGATGGCCACCATCGCGTCCTCCGTGGTCTCCCAGAAAAGGCTCTGCGAGATGTCCGTCACGCGGGTCCCAGCCGGGATCAGGATCGCCGTGCTCTGCGCCGCCGTCAACGTGAAACGCATGGTGCATTTCGCGGGCTGGGCCGGGTTGCGCGGCACGTTGTAGATCCACTGCCCCAACGCTTCCAGATTGGCGCCCTCGGCCCGGGACGGGATGTTCTGATTGCCGATGTAGTTCTGATTGACCCGTTCGGCGATCAGAATATCGGCTACCCACGACAAAAAGAGCCTGTCCGGGTCCGCGGGTCGCAGCGTTCTTCCGGTCAGGCTCTCATATTTGGCGATAAGACGGTTGAGGAGAGCGCCGGCGTCAGCCGGTACAAACTCATAGTCAGTTCCTCTCATATTTCAACCTCCACTTCGATATAAAGTTTTCCGGTGTCAAGTTCGCCCTTCACGCGCACGTCGATCAGACGGACGCGGGGCTCGAATGCCTCGATGGCGTCCTCCACCTCCTGCGCGGCGATCACCTCCGCGATGGGTACCTGCTTGTTGACCCACTCCATCGGCAGGCCAAATTCCCGGTACATGGGCACGGTCCCCTTCCAGGTCTGGATCAGCAGCGCGATATTTTGCAGGATCGACGCAGTTTCGTCCCCTTCCACCAGCGTGTAGGTGACCGGCTCTTTATTATTGATCGTGTAAATCATGTCGTCACCTCGGATATTCCTGCAGCGTCAGCGTGATATCCGCGTCGGTCACGTTGCCGTAGCGGTCCGTGTCCTTCCAGCTCACATTGAAGCTGGCGATCATCCAGCTGCCGCCGCCAACCCGGCGGGTACCCATCCGCAGCGGGAGCACCGCGCCCTGTTCCGTGTAGGACTGGATCTTCTCGATCTCCGCGGCGGGGTTCCCGCCCAGCGCCACGGAAACGCGGATCTGAATCGTGATCTTTTCCGGCTCCGAGCCGGTGAATTCCGGCAGGGCCTTGCGGAGGTGCAGCTCGTGATTCTGGATCTTCGCGCTGCCGGAGTGCTCCAGCTTGGTGATCGTCTGGATCGACTGCGCTGAAACGGAGAAAATGATCCCTCCGAGACTTCCGATGTTCATCCTATGAGCCCTCCTAAAATATAGCCGTCCGCGTTGAATCCTTCGGCGTAGACGCAGATCACCGGGTCTCCCGTCTCCGGGATCCAATGCTTCAGCTTTACTTCGTGCTTGTGAGCGGCAAAGGCGGCCTCGCCGCTCCCGCCGCTTGCGTTTTCCGTTTTTCCGTCGTCGGAAACACGGGACCGGTGCCGCATGATCGGCAGCCAGTCGGAGACGATCCCCGTGTCCGGGAACTGCACCCGGGCGGTCATCTCGCCCTCGTTCACCGCCGTCACGTTGCCGATCCGGATAGGGCTGTCTGCCATAAAATCACACCTTTCTCAGATCAATGGTCGTGGTGTAACCGCCGTTACCCACGCTGTGTTTTGCTTTTTTGATGATGTATTTTCCGCTCCAATCCCCGAAGCCGGAGATCGTCACTGCGCACCCGGCCGTCAAAGACGGATCGCCCATCATCGTGAAGCTGGCGGTCAGCTCCATCTTATTATGGAGCCGCAGCTGATTGGCCGCCACTTGCTCGGCCTCGCCGACGGAGCCGACCTTCTGCGTGATCCGTAGCGTCTGCCCTTCCTTGCCTTTGCCGTCCGCTTCGGCCGTGCCGACGATGCATTCGCCGTCCGGCTTCGTCCAGCTCACTTCGCAGGAAGAATAGGTGTCGTTCTTCCCGGTTTTGAGGGAGTATTTGATATAATTGCTCCCGCCCCGGGCGATATGATGGACCGGGGCCCGGCGCTCAAAATAGGCCTGCTCGAACACCACGATGATGTTGTTGGAGACCTTCAGGCTGCACCCGGCGTCGTTGCACAGCTTTTTCAGAAATTGGATATCGCTCTTCTTGTACTGCTCCATCCGCTTGTAGGATGGATTGGAGTTGCCGGAAAACATACAGGCCATCCCGTTCCGGGAGGCGATCTCCTCCGCGATGCCCTTGAGGTCGAAGTTTTCCCACACCTTGCACTTATCCGTCTGCCGGATCGAAGATGTGTACGGCAGCGCCGTCCCCTTAATTGTCACCCGGTCCGGCGGTCCGCTGGCCGTCACGGAATCCAGCTCAAACTGTCCGCAGTTCAGTACCCCGGCAGAGGAAAGAATCGCCGCCGAGATCAGCAGCCCCTTTGTCACGCCACCGAGAAACGAACCGCCGCCCACCTGCCGGGAGGCCACCCCGCCGGAGTGACCGCCGCCGGTGTACCCGCGCTTTTGTACCTGCGATTCCGCAAACCATCCGAGATAGCCCACGCAGATCGGATAGGGCACGTCCTCCTTGAGATTCAGATAGGTGATCTTGCCCTCGTAGTTGGTGACGAGCGCGCCCGGGTGGCCCTCCCCGTAGGAGGTGTACTGCGGCCGTCCGCTGACGGTCACGTCGTCGCCGACCGCCCATCCGGCCGTGTCGGTTTCCGTCCGTTTGACGCAGTCTGCGGCAACATAGCCGTCCTGCCCGGAATAGCGGATATGCGCCCATTCGCCGTCGTTGTCCAGCAGCTCCAGCCGGGTGCCGTAGGGCAGCGTCAGCTTGTTGGCGTATTTGTTGCTTTTCCCGGTGCGGAAATACGCGCCGGTCGTCGCGCTGACGATATAGTTTCCGCCGGAGGACGCCGCCAGATTGGCGGGCGTTTTCATCCATTTGTCGACGATGGTGCCTCCGGCGTCGGAGAGGACGATCTGCAGGTCGTCCGTCTCGTCCTCTTCGTTGTCGGTATAGGTGACGCTTTCCAGATACGGCGCGATGTCGCCGGAAATGTCGGTCCCGGCGAAAATGATCCGCGCCGCGGTGCGTCTTGCCAGCTCGCTCATCCGCTGACCCTCCTCCACGGCGGCAGCGCGTCCTCGTCCCGCTCTTCGGCGTCCACGTCGGGCACGCGGATCTTCACGCCGGCGGGGAAAATGTACGTGCCGAGATGATCCGGGTTCTCCCGCATCAGCAGGTCCTTATATTTTTCGTCGCCCATGGTCTTATGGGCGATCCGGTCAAACATATCTCCCTGTATGGTCTCATATTCGGTCATCGGTACACTCTCCTTTCCCGCTCGGCCATGTAGTCCTCCAGCATATTTTCAAGCTGGCTCCGCAGCGTTTCGCCTGCGGTCTGGATCTGGTCGATGGAATCCCCGCCGCCGGTCACGTTGACGGTCAGCGCCACATTAAAGCCGCCGCCGTCTCCCGCCGACGCGGCGGGCGTCGCCTCCAGCGTCTGCACACTGTTCATCATCGAAGCGGTCTCGGAGGCAGGGATCACCTTCTCGCCGCCCTCGAAATAGACCAGCTCGGGGCCTTCCTCACCGACGAGGTGCACGCCGCGGGTGGCGCTTTCGGTGCCTTCCGCGTAGCCTCCGTTGGAAGATCCGCTGCCGTTCAGGGCGCTCATGGCGGCCTGCCGGATCGCGGCGTAGGCGTTGTAAACGCGCTGATAGCTGTTCTCCGCTTCGTTGGCGAAGGCGTCGATGGTGGCCTTGCCGTTTGCCGCGGCTTCGGCGCTCATGTCCATCTTGGCGACGTCCTCTTCCAGATTCGCCTGGAGCTCGTCCATCTTCGTCTGGAATTCTGTCGTCAGATTGGCAAGACTGTCGCTGACCTCTCCCTGCGATTCCTGGACCTTTTTGTAATTGTCCACCATCGTCTGCAGGTCTTCGGTGCTGGCGCTGGCCATGCCCGCGATGGCGGCCACGCTCTCGTCGCTACCGTCCGCAAAGCTGGCGATCACTTCGCTGAGGCCTTCCACCTCGCCGGTCTTGGCGTTCAGCGTGTCAAGGTTCGCCTGATAGTCGGCCCAGTGCTGCGCCTGGCTTTCCAGCGCGGAGTTGATCTTCTCAATGCTGGTGGTCTCGACCTCTCCGGCCTCGTCCCACAGGCTGTACTGGCCGCTGACGCTCTCCAGCGCCGCGTCGTAGGCGGCGGTGTAGGCCTCCGTCAGCGCGTCCATCTGCGAGACGGTGGTGGTGATCATATCGTTCAGAGCTCTTTCCGCTTCCGTGGCGCCCATGGTCGCTTCCGAGTATTCGCCCAGCTTACCAACAAGCTCGTCATGCAGAGCAACGTTCTTTTCTATTGTTGCGTTGTCTGCTTCAACGTCACTGGTATACTTGTCATAGGCTTCCTGTGCAGCTCTGAGCTCTTTTGCTTCTGCAGAAAAGACGGCAAAAATGGCGCCGAGGCCTTCAGCGTTGCCCCACACGGCCATATAGCGGTCCTGTGCTTCCTGCAGACGATCATAAGCGCTCGTCTGGTTTGTTAGATCTTTTTCAAGAGATTCCCTTGCAGTCTGCTCGTCTTTGATGGCCTGAACAAGCGCTTCCTGCCGTTCCTGATACAGTTCAGTTTCGGCTTTCTGTTTTGCCAGTGTCTCAATGTCGCCAAGCGAAATGAGCCCGTTTTTAACGCCGTCGATGTTCAGAGACAGCTGCGGGAAGTCCTCATTCAGCTGGGCGATAATCGCCCGCATTTCTTCTTCGTCGCCGGCCGTCAGTATGGTCTGCGTGGAGAGTTCCTGCAGCCGATGAACCAGCGCAAGCGCCTGTGTCCCGTTGTTTTCGAGCTCTCTTTCCTGTTGACGGAAAGAATCGATATGACCATTGATATCACCGATCAGCTCGTCGTGAACGGCCTGATATTCTTCAAGGCTCTGCTTGTTCGTCTCGTAAGCCTCGGAGAGTTCATCCACCTGCCATTTGAGATATTGCGCTTCTTCGGAGTTTTCGCCGTACAGTTCGGCGGCACGCTCATATTCCGCGTTTTTCTCCTGAAGGGCCTCGTAGTCTGCCCGGCTGCTCTCTGACAGCTCCCTGACTTCTTTGGCCTCTTTATCCTGCGCCTCCACCAGCGCGATCAATCCGACGGTGAGCGCCACGACCGCCGCAGCGACCGCCACGTAAGGATTGAGGAGAAGCTGCGCGTTGGCCGCGGCCGTCGCCGCCGCCTCCTTCTGTTTCAGCGCGATCAGCACAGGCTCCAGCGCAATGCTGATTTTTTTGTAGGCCTGATACGCCGTATAGACAGCCAGGAACGCCCCCGCCTCTGCCGTGATGGCGATCAGAGATTTGAGGACGATCGGATGCTTCGACAGGAACTCGTTGACGCCCGTCATGATCTCCGTGGCCATCTTTGCGAGCCCCTGAAATTCATTCTGGTACGCTTCGCCGATGGTGGTCTTCAGCGCGTCGGTGGCGGAATTGAGAAGCGTCATCTGCCCCTGCAGATTGTCCAGCTTGACCTGCGCCATCTTTTCGGCGGCGCCGGAACAGTTGGAGATCTTGTCGGACAGATTGGCGAAGTCCTCCTCGCTGGCGTTGACGATGGTCAAAAGACCCGTCATGCCCCGCTGACCGGCCAGCTCCGCGGCGTAGAACGCCTGCTGTTCCTCGGTCAGCCCGGAGAAGGAATCCCGTACCTGCTCCATGATCTCCATGAAGGTGTACATCCGGCCGCTGTCATCCGTCAGGGAAATGCCCAGCGCGTCCATGGCGTCGCTGCTTTCCTTTGTCGGCTTCGCCAGCCGCGTGAGGATCCCGCGCAGAGATGTACCGGCTTCCGACGCCTTCACGCCGCTGTTGGCGAGAATGCCCGTTGCAATGGCCACGTCCTCCACGTCGTAGCCGAGAGACCCGGCCAGCGGTGCGACCACCTTGAAGGTCTCGCCCATCATGCTGACGTTGGTGTTGGCGTTCGTCGCCGTTGCCGCCAGAATGTCAGCATAACGGGAGGTGTCCGCCGCCGTCAGCCCGAAGGCGGTCATGGAGTCCGTCACGATGTCGGAGACGCGTCCCAGATCCTCGCCGGAGGCAGCGGCCAGCGACAGCACGCCCGGCATACCGGCCAGCATCTGCTCCGCGTTCCAGCCCGCCATGCCCATGTAAGACATGGCTTCGCCTGCCTGCGTGGCGGTGAAGGCGGTCGTCGCGCCCAGCTCTTTTGCCTGCGCCGTCAATGCCGCCATCTCTGCCTCGGAAGCTCCGGAAAGCGCCTCCACGGTGCTCATGGTGGACTGAAATTCCATGGACAGCTGGATGCACTCTTTATAGGCCTCTGCGATCTCCTTCAGTCCCTCGGCAATCCCGGCGGCCACCAGCGCGGCCCCGACTGCCTCGAACCCGGCGGCGCCTTTCCCGCCGAATTCGTCGGCTTCCTTCGCCGCCTCCTCCATCTCGTCGGCAGCTTTGTCCATCTCCTGCGAGAGACGCTGCTGCTCTTCGGCCAGATGTTCAGTGTCGACCCCGGCTTCCTTCAGCTCGTTCTCCATCTGGTCCAGTTTCTGCGTCTGCTGTTCGAGCTTCTGCGTGGTCTGGTCGATAGCCCGCTGCTTGTCGATCATTTTGTTCGCAAGCGTCGAGCTGCTTTCGCCGGTCTCCTCGTATTCGCGCTGGATGTTGTCGTGCTGCTTCTGCAGGTCCTCCAGCTTGCGCTTTGTATTCTCAACGGCCGTCTGCTGCTTCTCGTAGGCGGAGATATCGCTCTGCGCCTGATTCAAAGCGTTGACTTCCTTCTGGATCTGCTGCATCTGCTGACTGGCGGCGGCGAAGGTGGAATTAAATTCCTTCCCCGCTTCCGCCGTCAGCTTGAAGAGCATCTGGTATTCCTTGTTTGCCATTGGCCGTCACTTCCTCTTTTTGGCGTCCTCGTTCAGCTGCCCGATCACGTCGTTGTTGGTCTCGCACCACGCGGCGAGCTGCCGGAGCGGCAGTCCCATCCAGTAGCCGACCGGCGTGTAGGCGTTCCGCGCCAGCGTAAACGCCAGTTTTCGCAGGTCGGCGGGGACGCCGCTCATTTTAATCTCAGTAAAAAACTTCTGGCCCGTCCTTTGATGGCGATGTAGTCTGCCGCGGAAACGCCGTTGAAAAACTCCGCGCCGATGGGCGTGGTGCAGGCGCGGGCCGCCAGCCGGATCAGATACGGGCCGGACGCGCTTTCCACCAGCGCCACCTTGCCCATGGCCTGCAGCTCCTCGTCGATGTTGTTGCAGTCCGCGCCGGTCAGCTTGTCGAAATCAAAGTCCAGCTCGGTGTACTCCTCGCCGTTATATGTCACCGGTCTCTCCAGTTTGATGTGATAGAGACGGTCTTTTTTTTCTGCCATTGTCGTTTTCTCCTTTCGTTAAAAAAAGCCGAGAGCCGCGGTATGGCGGCCCTCGTCTCACGGTGCGGTCTCCCGCTTATTTGCCCAGGATCTTGGTGTAGGCAGCCAGCAGGTTGCCGTTGTCCTTGTCCCAGTTGATGTTGTTGATCGGGTCGACGTGCCGGATCAGCTCGTTGCCGAAGAACATCTTGAGCGCGTGCAGGGCGTATTCGCCGCTGACCGCCTGGGGAGAGGCGGCCTGTACCTGACCGAGGTTCTCGGTCTTGGGCATCACGCGCAGCACGTATTTGACGCCGGCGGGGTTCACGCTGCCGTCCTTGCGCTCGTAGTTCTGGTGCACGGTGCGCAGCTCCAGCATGTGGGTCCGCATGGTGGAAAGCTGATAGGCAGCCTCCGTCACGGTCTCAAAGTTGAGCGTCACGCTCATGGCGTCGATCTTCCCCGTGGGGATCTCGATGTCGCCGCCCAGCCCCACCGCGGAAACGGTGATCAGCTTCTGCGTGATGGTGGAAAGCTGTACGCTGGCAATACCGAGATATTCGTTGCCGTTTTCAAACACGGCGAAATCAATGACACCGGTCTTCATCTTCGCGTCACCTCCTTAAACGCTCAGCGCTTCCGTCAGGATGGAAACGCTGAATTCGCTGAACAGGTTGATCTCCTGCGCGGGCAGGGCAGAGGCCGCCTGCAGGTCGAGACGGAACCGTCCGGCCAGCAGATCCGCCGCGGGGTTGTTGTCCTCAACGTAGCGCAGCTCGCCGCCGAGCAGTGCGTTGATGGCGGTCAGGCCGTCCAGATAGCTGTTGAAGCTGTTGACGATGGCGTCGATCAGCACGCGGTTCAGAGGTCTGTCCACGTAGCTCCAGAAGGTGTTGACGAAGGTGTTGGACAGGAAGTCCATCATGCGGCTGGCGCAGTAGAACGCCTTCGCCGGGTCGCCGTTGCCGGGCCAGCAGCCGGTGTAGTTGCCCCAGATCCGGTAGCCGTCGAAGTTCAGGGCGCTCACCACGCCCGCGGCGTAGCTCAGGAAGTTGGCGTGCTGCACCGTCAGCAGGATCTCCTGCCCGGAGGCGTTGCAAAGCCCGCTCAGAGCGACGGTCTTATTGGAGGCGGATTCATAGGGCAGATTGCCGTTGTTGCTGTCGGTGCGGCACATGACGCCGCAGACCAGCACGGACATATCGTAGACCCTGTCGCCCACCTTCGCCAGCGGCCAGCAGACGATCATGTTCTCGTCGGTATAGCCGTTGGCGTTCTTATAGGTCAGCACGTCGTCGTAGCTGTCCGCAGCGCCCACGGCGGTATCAAGGTCGACGATGGCCTTGGCGCGGAACAGGCCGTTGATATTGGGGGCCTTCGCCGCCATGACGGCCGCCACGGCGGTGTTCTTGCTCCAGCCGGGGCTGCAGAACAGGTCGGGCACGATGTTGTAGACCGTCTTGCACAGCTCCACCTTCTCGAAGCCCGCTTCGATCATGGCCGCGGTGATCAGGCTGACGTCGGCCTCGTTGTAGGCCACGTTCAGCGTGGTGGCGCTGTAATGGTCGCCGCCGCTGATCAGCTCCACCACACAGGCGTCGTCGGTGTACAGGACCTCATAGTCCGTGCCCTTGACCAGCGTGGTCTGGCCGTCCTTGACCTCAAGGCCAGCGTCGTTGATGGCGTCCTCCGTCAGCCGCACGGCGTGATCCGTCACGGCGAAGTCGGAGGCGGCGACGCTCTTCTTGTGCGTGGCGGGATTGTAGACGTTGACGAAGATGGCGGGGCTCATGGACATCAGCCGCAGAAAGCCGTAGGCCGCCTGGCAGAGGTTCCACTTAGGCGCTCCGGCTGCCGTTCTCCACGCGTCGGAGTAGCCGTAGGCCTTCGCCTCTTCAAAGTTGTTGATCAGGATGGGTTTGTCGCTGAAGGACAGACCCGCCTTATGGATGGGAAACGCGCCCACAAAGAACGGCACGCCCACCTGCGCCTTGGTGACGCTGGTGAACTGTGTGTCGACTTTGTAAGTGTTAATACCATGTTCCAAACCTTATTCCTCCTTTTGGGAAAGGACGGCGGCGTAGGCGTTTGCCAGCAGATTGCCGCCCTCGTTGATTTTGCGCCGCGCCGCGGCCAGCTCCGTGTCCTCCACAAGAAGTCTCTGGATCACGTCGCCGAACACTTCCACCGCGCGGCCGAGCTGGCGCAGGGCGTCAGCTTTGGTACCTTTGATAATGGTGCCCGACTGCAGCAGTCCGCGGACGGAGGGACCGACGTACACATAGACGGTCTCGCGCTGCTCGGGCGTCAGTTTCTTAGCCATTCGCTTACATTCCTTTCGGTTTCGGGGATCATGAACGTGGCCACGATCTCCCCGGCGTAATACGGCCGTGTGTCGTCCGTATAGACCAGATCCTCCAGCCCAGCCTCCCGGTCGAGCCAGAAGAATTTGGTAAAGAAGGGCTCCCGCAGAAGCCCCGCTTCGATGGTCTCCATCAGGTTCAGCAGGTCGAGCCCGCCCTCCGTTTCGTCCTCGTTAAAAACGCAGAGGATGATCCGGACGGTGGCGCGGTTCTCGCTCCGGCGGCCCTGTTCCTGCCGGGTCACGCCTGTCAGGTATTGCAGGATGATATACGGCGCGTATTTGTGGGCCGCGCGGGAATCCGGCAGGCGCATCTTGTGGATCTCCGGCGGGCGCGTCTCTGCCGCCGCGTCGCCCTTCTGCACGTTCACCGGGCGCTTGCGGTCTTCCGTCAGCTCCCCGATGAATTTTTTCAGTTCTTCCAGCAGAAAGTATTTCGTCAGCATCTTACGCCCTCCATCCGTTCAGCACGGCCAGAATCTCGTGGTCGATCCGTTCCTCGAACGCCTCCCGGATCTTGTCGCCCAGCTCCTGCTGGAGATCGTCGTTCGCGGAAAGCATCTGCGGCACGGAAGGACCCATCTTTTCCTCCACAGGGAACCGGCTCGAAGCCTCCCGCTCGAACAGGCCGGTATGACTGCCGACCGTCGCGGAAAAGACGTGATCCAGCGCCGCCTTTGCGGAGGACCGTTTCACCCGGGCCCGCACGCGTCCGTCGCTGCCAACGGAGACGTCGAATTTCATTAGCGGGATATGGTGTCCGCGGAATTCCAGATCCACCGTTGTCCCGCCTGCGGCGTTGTTGTAGTGGATCTTCGTGTCCGTGTAGCTCTTCATGGTGCCCGAGCCTGCCACGTATTCCCGCTGCAGCATCTTCGTGGCGTAGGCCATGCCGGTCCGTGACGCCCGTTTCAGCGCCGAACCGACAGCCTTGTCCGCCCCGTGCGGGATGCCGCTCAGCAGCTTTCTGGCGCGGTCGATGGAGCCTTCGCCGACGTCGTCGACAAGAATCTTGATCAATCCTCTTTCGCCTCCAGCTCCATCGTCACCATGCCCATGGCGCAGCCCGAAGTCATGATCAGATACCGCCGGAAGTAGGTGTCTCCCAGCGCGGTGCCGTCGTCGATGCTGATCCACTGGCCCTCCTGGGGCAGCTCGCCGCCGATGTCGGCCAGCGCCACGTGGACCTTGTACTTGACGGACCGCAGCCCGTCCCAGTGAGATGTCACCGGGACGGGGGTTTTACTCTGCTGCAGACGGGTCAGTACCACCGGGATCCCCGTGTGATCCTCTCCGTCATAGGTCACGCCGTCATATTTGACGGTGTGAAGCTCCGCGAACTCGCCGCAGTTGAGAAACACGTTCGCGTTGTCCGCGGCCACCTGATCGAGGAAGCTCAAGCTTCAACGGGATCGGCAGCTGTCAGCTCCGGCATGATCCCGTCCTCCGCGTAGTCCTCCAAAAGCGCCCGGAGGGCCTTTGCGGAGGCGTTCTTCTTGTAGTCAATGCCGCGCTCGTCGCACAGCGCACGCAGCTCTGCGGCGCTCATAGCGTCCAGATCGGCCGTTTCCGCGAGCTCGCCGGGTACCGGCGACGCCTCGTCGGAAATAAGCTCCGCGTCTGTCTCTTTCGCGTCGGCCTCACAGGGCAGCTCAACGCCGCAGTATTCCGCGGCGCCGCGCCTCACAAGGTTGGCCTCCGTCTCCGGATCAGCCGCAAAGGGGCCGCTTTTTTCATCCAGCATTTTCCCGCCGATGCAGGTCACGCCGTTGATCATCCGAATCATACCTTTCGATCCTCCTTTATCAGGTCAGCACACTCTTGGCCACCGCCCACGGGTTCTTTGTCAGGGGCACGAACAGAGGACGCGCGGAAAGCTGCGTCTCCTTCGCGGGGGGACGGATGGTGAAAATGTGCTGGGGCACGCGGGTGCCGGCGTAGGTGTGGAACTGCTCGTCCTTCTCCATCTGGGTGACGGCGCCGTAGAGGCCCTTGCCGCAGTTGGGGGCGATGGCGATCACGGTACCGGCGGGCAGATAGGCCACGTTCTGGTTGGCCGCGTCGATGTAGGTGGCGGTGTTGACGAGGATCGGCAGCACGCGGCCGCGGAAGTTGATGCGTCCGATGGAGTAGACGTCCTCGGTCAGCGTCTCGGGCGCGATCACGCCGAGATTGACGTCGCGGTTGTCCAGCATCGACAGGAACCAGCCGTCGGTCATCAAGAAGTCCGCCACGTCGGGGGAAACCACCAGCTCGCGGACGGGCTTACCTCTGCCGGACAGCATCTTGATCATGGCGCAGATGTCCGCGTACCAGTTTCCGGGGGTCCAGGTGTCGCCGCTCTTGGTGGAGTGGGCCCACGTATTGGCGGGCGTGAACTGCGCGGGGTTGGAGCCGCCGTCGTAGAACTTCGCCTCCACGTCCTCGTAAACGCCGTCCTTTTCGGTCAGGTGGCGCATGACGCAGCCGTTGTCAAGGATGGTCTCCACGGCAAGCAGCTCTTCGCGTCTGCTGATCATCCCGTTCAGCGTATTCAGGTCTTCCATCAGGAAGTGACGCGCTCTCTCGTCGGGGGTCAGGCTGGAAAGCAGGCTCTCACCGAAGCCTCTCTTCTGCAGCTGATCCAGCGTGAGGGGCATCGAGATTGCGATGTTGGCGGGCTCCAGCTCGTAGGTGCTGAATCCCTCGCGGCCGACGGGCAGCGAGCCGATGCGCGGCACCACGAAGGGCGCGATCTTCTGCGTGCCTTCCCGGTAGTCGCCCAGCACCTTGCTGGTGCCGAATACGTCCATCGACTCGTCGGTGGGGAAATACCGGTTTTTGAAAAAGGTATGCTCGAGGGGCATCTCCTGCACCGCCGCGAGCATATAGTGAGTATCATAGATATTCAGGGGCATGTGTCTTCCTCCTCTCTGTTACAGCATCTGCGTGAAGATGATGTCGAATCTCCGCAGCGCGTCGATATCCTCGTCGGTCAGGGTGTAGCCCTCCGGCAGGATCACGGCGGCGGGATTGAAATTGCCGCAGCGGTAGGCCACGGCGGTGGCGTCCGCGCTGGTGGCGTCGCAGGGATCGGCCAGAATGCAGCTCACGTCCAGATCGTCCGCGCTGCAGACGTTGTACTCCGCGACCACGTTCTTCGTGCCGGCGGCGGGCGCGGTGCCGAAGGCGATCACGCCGGTAGCGGCCGTGTAGGTGAAGTCGGTGCCCTCGGTTTTCACGGTGTCGCCGACTTTGACCTTGGTCAGCGCGGCAGGCTTGTCGGAAACGGTGAAGTTTTTCTCCGAACCGTCGCCGTTGAACTCCGCTTTTGTGGCGCTGATCACGCCGTAGGGCTCGTATTTGCCGCTGGCGTTTCTGCCCAGCAGCGTGCCGCGGGCCAGCTCACCGCTGCCGGATGCGACCTTGATGCCCATGGCATGGGCAGCCGGTTCCAGCTTGGCGATCAGGTTGTCCTGCCCGCACTCGCCGATTTTGTTGACAAGGCTCGTGTTCATTATTTCTTTCCCTCCTTGCGTTCGATGTAAGCTTTGTAGTCCGCCTTGGCGGCGGCTTCTACGTCGACTTCGCCGTCGTCGGCCTTAGCGGCCGCGGCGGGCACGTCGTTCGCCTGTGCGGCGTCTTCCTGCATGGCGGCGGCAAACGCCGTCCCCTGCTGAGCGGCGGCCTGCGCCTGCGCGTAGGCAAGCTCCTGCGCCGTCATCGGATGGTCGCCGTACTTGGCGGCCTGCACGGCTTCGTCGCCGTACAGTGCGGAAATGGCGTCGATCTCCCGCAGACGGTTCCGCTCCGCCTCGACGGCGGCGTTAGTATCTGCCGTGAGACCCGCGCGAACGTCCGCTTCGACCTGTGCCGCGAGCTCCGGGTTCTCGGTCCGCAGCTCATTCAGATTGGTGGCCATGGTCTGGTTACCTCCTTCTTCGCCGGTCCCAGCCGGCATGTTTTGATTTTCTATATCCTCCGGCGTTTCGCCGGTTGATACCCTTGTATAGTCGGTCAGTTGTTCTTTCGTGACCTTTGCTCCGGGAGCGTCTGCGGTCGTATCATCCTCATAGACGGGGCAATCCAATATCTCACGGAGCCTCTCGGCGATTTTGCTGCTTATGCCGCCATTGACATTCGCCGCATTTTCGTTTTCAACCGGAACGCTATCCGGCAGTACCATCCCCGGCGCCAGATGCATCCGCACACCGTTCACCAGCAGGCTGCGCCCGTCAGCGCTGGCGGCCACCTTCGCCCCTTCGCCTTCGGAAAGCACGTCGGCAAAACCCTTGTCGACGATCTGCTGCCCGGTCAGGTAGGTGGTGTCGCTCATCATGTGGCTAAGTACCGTTTCGCTCAATCCGCTCTTGCGGTGATAAATGTTGATCTGCGCCTGATCCCACGCGTCTCTTGCCAGCGCCTCGGCCCGCAGTTCGTCGGCGTTGTACCCGCCGAACAGGAAACCCCAGCACTTATGCACCATGAACAGAGACGAGCCGAAGACCTCCACCTCGTCGCAGGCGCAGGCGATCAGGCTGCCGCCGCTGGCAGCCACGCCGTCGATCACGCACCGGATCGCCATGCCCTCCGCGCTCATTTCACGCAGACGGTTGTGGATGGTGATTGCAACGCCAGCGTCGCCGCCGAGGCTGTTGATCCGCAGCCGCAGCTTTTTCGCGCCGGCGGTTTTCAGCGATTTCAATTCTGTCAGCACGTCGTCCTGAATGATCCAGCTCCCCTTGATAGGATCGCCCCACCAGTCCATAGGCTGGCTTTCCACGATCTCGCCGTACAACTCCAGCTCGGCCTCGGTACCGGCCATCTGCACCCGGAACCCGGCGTACTGTTTCGCGTAGGTATTACTGATCGGTAATATTTTCATTGTCGTTATCCTCCTTGTTGTTCTTCGCCGTCGGTTCCGGTTCCGGGAAAAGCTGCCGCAGGCGCTCCTGCTCCTGGGCGAGCTGGTTCATGTTTTCGTTCCAGTCCCCGCCGTAAGATTCGCGGGTGATCTGCGTGTTGGTCTTCCAGCCGTTCCGCGCCAGTATCTCGTTTGCGTTGGCCTCCTTTACCGGGTCAAGGTGCGTCTGGCTCGGGCCGTCCCAGCGGGAATGGCTCCATGCCGCGCGGATCAGAGGATCCCGGAAGAAGCCCGGCGCTTTAACTCGGCCGATGGCGACAGCTTCTGCCAGCCAGATTTCATATATAGGCTGGCAGAAGTCCGTCTCGAACCAGCTCCGGTACATCTTCACGGCTTCCCATGCTTCCTCCAGCGCCCCGCGTGATGCGGAATAGCTGGCGTTGAACTCTTTCAGAAGCACGTCCCGGGGGATCTCCAGCGCCGCGCCCAGCTGCATGGCAAGGTTTTTGATAAAGACGTCGAAGCCTTCCGTCGGCACCTGCGGATTGCCCAGAACCACCTTTTCACCGGGGTTCAGCACGTTCACCGTGCCGGGGCCGATCTCGTGTTCGTTAGGGTCGTGCCACTCCCGACGTTCGTCGGAATCGTCCGCTTCATATTCTCCCGGCCGGGCCTCGTTGAACGGGTAATCCGTCGCAGGCAGCTCCGTTTCGATCCACGCCGTCAGGAAACTCTGGATCAGCGCGGCCATAAGCTGCGATTCTGTAAAACGCTTCTGATTCTGCAGCAGCTCGATCACAGGCGCCAGGATCGTCACGCCGCGGTACTGTTCGCACCGTTCGGCAGACCGGACGTGCAGAATGTTCGGCAGGCCGGTCTTTGCGCCGACCGCCTCCACCCGCGTCCATCTCACGTCTTTTGTGGTGATCTCTTCCGGGTAGCAGCTGCAGATGTGATAAGCAACCACCTTTCCGCGGCTGTTGACCTCCACGCCGTCGTAGATGTCGTTGCCGTTCTTGGCCTTCCCGGCAGTCCCGGCGATGTACCGCACTCCGGCGGCGCAGGGCGTGCTCACCCTGTCGGCCTCGATCATGTGGAGGCGCAGCGTGTACGGGTTCAGCGGCGTGGCGTCGTCCCGCTGGATCAGGCAGAACACGTCGCCTGACATAAACCACTGGAGGATCGCCAGCTGCTCCATCTGGTACAGGTTGTTGATCCCCAGCGCGTCGCAGTTGTCTTTCTTCTCGGCCCACAGGCGGAATTCCGCTTCCGTCCGTTTGTTCCACTCCTGCGCCGCCTCGGCATTCATGCCAAGCAGCTCGTATTGGATGGCCGACCGCATTTTGAGGCCGCTGCCGACCACCTTTGTCCGGTAAGTGTTGATCGGCGCCGTTGCCAGCGCGGAGCTCATATAGAGCAGCCGACCCCGCTGACGCAGCGTCCCGTTGTTCTCGTCGATATCCTCCTGCGGGGAGCTGGAAGTGCCTGTCCAGCCCTTCAGCGCCCGCTTGGTATGGCTCGCGCCGCTGTCGCTGTACCCGCTCGCGTACACCGATCCTCTCCCGCCTCCCGCCTTAACGTGGCTTTCGTCCGTTTCGGGATCGGCTTCCTTCTGTTTGATTTTCTTGCTGTCCCTGTCGAACTTCGCGCCGCTCACAAATTTCAGCTCGGTCTGCCGGGCGTTTGCCTCCCAGCGTTTTTCGAGCCAATTCTGCATGAAGCCCATCTGTTCCGCTCCTTCCGTGTGGTATAAAAAAAGCTA